GTGTTGAATGGCTGCACCATGCCAGGGGCACGCATCCTGATCACGGCACCCGTCTCGTTGTTGAGCACGTCATCAATGTTGACCTGGCCCTCAACAATCGCTGTCCTGGGGTGGATCGACTGGGCCAAAGAGTCCAGCGTGTTGCGCAAGATCTCAGACTTGATCTCTTGCAAATCATGCGTGATGTCGAAAATCGACATGGACTCCAGGGGCGAGGTGTGGGGTTCTGGATCGCATGGAAAGTCCACAAATGGGATATAGGACGCTGGCAGGTTGCGCACAATGTTGTAGCCAGAACCCATGCAGCAGATCTTGCGCAGCTCGGGGATGCCGTCCCCGTCATAGTCCACCTGCGAGTACGCCTCAACGTAGAGCACGCGCTGCATCATGGGGTTGGTCGTGTTGTTGTTGCCCGTGATGTTGTTCAAAGGCTGACGCGCCAAAAACTCCTCGTTGGAGTCCAGGTCGTTGGATGTCAGGTTGTCGCGGACCTCATCCTCGTCATACCCCATGGCGATCAACTCGGCCACGGTCAGCATCTGGCGGTGCGCAATCAGGGCAGCATCCTCAAAGGACCGCGCCCGGCGATCAATCACCAGCTCCTCGGGCGGCACGGCCATGATCCGCACGCGCCCATCTTTGACAATGCGCTTGATCTGGACATCGTGCAGCATGGGCACTTGCGGCGCCGGTTGGCCTGCGGCCATGGCCTGCGCATTGACCTGGTCAATGAGATTCTGGGAGATGGCCGGGTCAGGGTAAGACACAACAATCTTCACCTCGTCATTTTCCTGGGACAAGATTTGCAGGGTCTGGTCATCAAGTCCTGAGTATTCCTCGATGCGGACCTTTTCCTCTTCCTCCCACCAGTACTTGGCAATGCCGCACTTTCTGACCAGCGCATCCTTGAAGATGGCATAAGTGGTCATAAACCCGTTGTTGTCCGAATTGAAGATCAGGTTTGCATAGTCAGTGGCCTGCTGCGCACCCTTCTCGTCCTCTGGGCCGCGAGGCATGTATTCGACCGTGTTCTCGGTGCTGAAAAACACTCGCATGAGGCTTGGCATCATGGCGCTGACAGTGTCTCGCACCTCCATGGCGACAACCTGGGAGCGCCCCTCTTCCTCGTTGCCAAATGGGTCACCTCGGTAGTACTCGGTCCCCTTGGCCCTGATGGGACTCAGGTCGGAGTCGATGTAGCTGACAGCGTCCTCGAGGTCAGACGTGATGATGCCTTGCAGCTCACTGTCATCCATTGTTTCTGCGGATGCGATGTCGGTGCTGATTTCAAGATCTTTGATCATATTGGGACTTTCTTCAAAACCACATACATGGACTCAACCGCCCGTGGCGTGCGCAGCAATTGTTCTTGTGGCAATTCTAAGTCTGCGCTTGCACTTAATTTGTACTCAAGGCGCTCCATGTTGAACCGTGAACCCGTCCAACCAAGATACCAAGCCCAGGCGCAGTAATAAACCCATGAGTTCTCGTTGAATGTACGCACATGCGTGGGGTCTTGCCAAGCACCCAGACTCAAGTCATAAGGCACTGAGATGTGCATCTCGCCGCCCATCTCCAGCAAATCGCGGCAGTTGGTCATGGCCGCGACCAGATCAGGAATGTGCTCGAGCACGTCAATGGCAATGATCTTTGAGAACATGCCGCGCTCAATGCTCACCTTTTCAATGGGCGACCAGATCACCTCGCCATACGTCAACTTGGAAATATCAACAACCCAGTCAGCGCCGACATCGGACCTGATGTCAGCGTTGACGCACTCAGATCGCCGGTCCCGGCCACTACCCAGGTTGAGTATCAAACCACTGCTTTGCATATTCGGGTCGGTTCTTTCTCAGCCAGGGCATGGCCTGCTGTATCAATTTATTTCCATCAAGGCCAATTGTCTGGCTGCCAACGTGGTGGACATAGGACCGAGACAGGTAGTGCTGAAACCCGGCGGCCAGCAAATCGGTGCAATGCACGTCATCAGAGTACCAGTTCAGCGGGGGAAATTTCGCCACCTCCCAGGCATCCCGTGAGATCCAGGCAAAGATGGGGCTGGGACACTCCATGGGCATAATGTGCTCCTCCCATGGGTGCTTGAAGTAGTACAGATCCTCGCCAAACGGGTTGGACCTGATGTTTTGTGTGGCCCTGGACGCATCACACCTGGCGGCCACCCAGCCCAGCTTGGGCACTTGCTTTTTCAGCAGCATCACGTCATCCATGAGTACTTGGTAGCTTGTGGGGGTGAGCACTATGTCATCATTTGCCACAACGACAGAGTCAAACCCGTCAGCAAAGACCCGGTCAATCACCTCGTTGTAGCACTCGCCAAACGTGGACGGTTGGCCGTGGATCTGGTGATCAGCGTCATGGGAGCCGATGACTGACTCAGGGCCGCGCAAATAGATGGGCACTTGGCTTGCATACTCGCGCACGCTCGTCATCATCATCCGCAAGCACTTGCCCTTGACGGTGGCAACAGCGATTGGAGAGATCAATCCTTGGCCCCGACATTGATCGTGATCAGCGAACCCATGCCAGCAGAACCCATGTCGTTGCCGCTGTACTCGTCTTCGTCCATATCTTCGTCTTCATCTTCGCCCTCTTCGCTGCCAGCGACCCAGGCGTCACAAGTACGGCTGGCGGCGCACTTGAAGTCAAAGATCTCGCAGTACCCAAGGTCACCGGCATCGATCATGGCCCAAGGGTCACCCTCGTCACCAATACCCTTGGCGATGCAGTCAAGCATCGATTTCTCTTGGTTAAATGCGGAGCAGTTACCGCAAAGAGCTGTCTTTGCGTCCTTCTCGCTCACTTCCCAGGCGCTGGCCTTCTTCATCCAAAACTGCTTATTGGGCAGTGCCGGGTTCTCTGGGCCGTACTCGGCAGAGTTGATGGCCTTGCCACGGTTCTTGAGGTTGACCGTGATGTCTTGAGTGGCAGTGGGGCACTTGGCACCATTGGCCTTCATCATCTGCTCGGCTGCGCGTTCATAGTCTTTAGTTGCCATAATCGTTCACCATTTCACTTTGTTTGCCCAGTAGGCCGCGCTCATCTTGCCCTTGGCAATGTTTTGCGCGTGCCTGGCCTTGAATGCCTCATTTCTCTTGGACCCGTCAGGGGAACCAGTCACGCCTTGCTGCCCGAACCTGATGAGCTTGACCTCGTCACCAGACTTTGCCAGCACCGCGTGACTCTTGGTCTTGTGGCCGGGCGTGCGCTTGGGGGTGTTGTAGCCTGAGAATGTCTCAGATCCGCGCTTGATCATTTCTTCTTGGCCGTCTTGGCTGCCTGCTTGAAAGCCTTGGCAGTTGGGGCGCCGGGAGTGCCGGGTTTGCGCATCTTCTCTTTGGAACCGGCCGCGATGCGCTCACGCTTGGCCGCGATGTTGGCGTACAAACCGGGCTTCATTTCATCCCCCTGGTCTTCATGTTCTTGGCAGTGCGTGAGCCGCGCATAGGCATCTTGGCCTCGGACATGGCAATTGCAATGGCTTGCTTGGGACTCTTTACAACCTTGCCGCCCTTTCCTGAGTGCAGGGTTCCAGACTTGAATTCACCCATCACCTTGCCGACTTTCTTTTGCGCTTTGGTCATCTTCATGCTTGCCCTTTCAAAAATTGATTGTTGGGGAGGAATTACCAGCGGTGGCGCAAGCACTCCACAGAGGCGGCAACCACATGAACCATCCAACACACTTCCCCCCAATTATGCAACCCTGGGCAGGTTCCTGCGCAAAGGCTGCGACCACTTCCCAGACATGCTCGACCCATACATCCCGACAACAGCGTCACTTGCAAACGTCAAGCAAAACGCATCTGCCCTGTCAGGGGACGGCAGGCCGCGCTTTCTGATCTCATCTTTGCCCTCAATCTGGATCTTCCCGCTGGACGTGAATGAGTAGCGCACTGTCGCCAGTTCCGCAATCAACTGTTCATCTTTGGGCATCCGACAGTCACGCGCTTCCAACCATGCCTTGGCCTTGTGCCAGAGTTCAGCCTTGAGGTTTCTGTAAGTATTGCCCATGGCCGGGGATTCCGACACATTGATCCCGCGAGCAGGCAAACCCAGTTCCCTTAAGCGATCAACCACTCCAGCGCCCAAGCCAATCGAGTCAACCAAGATCTCCGCTGGCCGGGAGCTTGGCATCAAGACTTCCCACTCAGCGACAACTGCACCCGTGAGCTGCATCAGGTCCAAGTTCTTCCATGTCCTGATCGGTTCAGTGACGGCATTGCCCTGCCTCTTGCACAGGGCTGACTTGTCAGACCCAAACCTGGCAACGTCCAAGCCCCACACCATCCTGGCGTGCTGGCTGGCCTCAACGTCCCGGTTGGAGGCCATCTCCAGCAATTCCATGGGGATCACCGTGTCATCGTCACTGCGTGGGAATTCACCCA